ATGTTAAAACAACTTACAATTCTCTTTTGGTGCGCAATTTATGGTGAAGTATTCGGATACATTATTTCCGCTTTGAATGGTGCTCCATTCAACTTTGTAACAAGCGGTTTGATCCCAATGATTGCCGGCTGGATTTTAATCAATTTTGTATCGATGTTTCTTAAAGCACCAAACGCCAAAGAAGAAGATAAAAAGTAAAGGCTGCGATTCACCGCAACCTTTATTTTTATAGAAAAATTTTAATAAATCATTCCAATTTTAGTTTGGCTTTTAATTGATTTTTAAAACTATTCATGTAAAATAAAGTTTGTGCAATCGGTTGCACTAAAAATTCCTCTCTTATAACTTTATTTCACTAAGTATCTCTTCCAGTATTCCATAGATACTTGCTCTTACTCATTAAAAACCCTATATAATGTAAAAGTACATAAGAGAGTTGAGAGAAGTTCGCAATGAACTTCTTTTTATTTTAAATTTAATGTGAAAAATTTGTAATTTAAATAAACATTTTTCTAATATGTGTTGCTTATTTTTTGTAATTGATTTACCATTAAACATGGTTAGAAACTCAACTAACCCTATAAAGATAAATCTTCATTGATACTTTATAGTTTTGCTTAACGTTATGAAAGAAGCTGGACTTAGTTGTCCAGCTTCTTTTTCGTTTAATTTGATTTTTTCGCATCTTCAATAATGCGTTGATTTAACCTCCCGATGCGGTACAGCATCAGCATTAAACTCTTTTCCAATGCTAACACGTCCGGAACCGCAACGTAATGCAACGTTTGATCATCATCTAACGAGCTTAGTTCAATTCTCAAATTTTCATTCGTTGCAACCTGACTAAATCCTTTGATCAACGTTTTCCGGGTCCCGATATAAACAATAAAATACCCATATTCATTTTTGATTCGAACAGAATATAATCCGTCAACCGATCCAAGTTCACTCTTTTTGAGCGCAATTTGAGTCAATAACCCCATTAAATCCTTATTTAATTTCAATTTTCCCGCTCCCTTACCTGTGGTAGGTTCAGTTTACCGGAATTGTTTTGGAATGGAAAGTAGATTGAAAAGGATTAATATATTTTTAAATAATTGACCTTTTAATTGTCGTTAATTGAACGTCCTTCGCTTCTTAGTTTTTCATAATACGTTTGAATTTCACCTGAACCTAAGAATGGACGAATTTCACTAAAGTGTTGATCGATATAATTATGCGCTTGATCTGCCGTATAACCGCATTTTTTAATTAAATATGATGTAACCGTATAGCCGCTATTCCATAACTCATGAATATTATGATAGCCGGCAAAAGTATGATTACTTGCGTTATATAACTCACCGTTTCCTTGGTTATTTGCTACCACTGAAGACCGTAAATTAATATTATTAGTTGACCGACTACTAAACTCAACCTGATTTTGACTTTCTGATGATTCACTTTGCAAACTTTCGCTGTTTAATTTGTTTGAGCTTAAAGACTTGGTTTCAGAACTTTTTTGACTTACCCGAACCGTTTCTTGATTTTCATGATGATGAGTATAAACCGAATAGCCACCTGCTCCAATTACTGAACCGCCAACTAAACATAATAAACCAATTCCGAATTTACCTAATCCCATAGTATCTTCTCCTAACTTCAATTTAACCCTTAAACCTTTCAGCGACCCCAACGTAAAGAGTTAAATTGATAATTAATATTTATAATAAAATTAATTATAAATAGGATTTACTAATATCAAATTCAGAAAGCATTAAAAAAAGGATAAGTTTAGCACTTATCCTCTTTCATTATTCCGCCTGATCATCCTCAGCCTTAAATACCAAATTATCATTTGCACCCAGGCCAATCGTAACGACACTATGCGGCATCACTTTGCCGGCAATAATCTCCTTGGCCAATGGCGTTTCCACGTGAGTCGTAATGAAGCGTTGCAATGGTCGGGCACCGTATGCTGGATTAATAAAACCTTATTATATAAGGAATTATAGCCTCTAGTTTTTTCCTAAGTAAAAAGTTTATCTAGTTTTTTTACTAAAATATCTGTTTGTTCTTGCTTAAATTCTTCAATTAAATAAGAGTAAGTATTAATTGTAGTTGTAGGGTTTGCATGTCCTAACTGCTTAGAAATAGTATAAAAATCAATTCCTAATGAGTATGCTAAGGCTACATAACTATGTCTTACACTATGAAAATGATAATTATTTCTGCTTATTCCCAACCGTTTAAATAATCGTCTCATTGACTTATTAATATTCTGACTTACAGGTACTCTATGAGCTGTATTATTGAAAAATACAAGTTTATCTTTTTTATCTTTCTTCTTATCTTTTAAGATATTTGATAGAATACTTGGAATATCAATAACTCTATTACTAGCTTTTGTTTTAGGTGGTTTAAAGCCAAAATTAATATCGTCCCAACTCTTATTAATTGTTATTTTATTGTTTTCAAAATCTATATCTTCCCAAGTTAAAGCCTGTATTTCTCCTAATCGCATACCAGTAAGAAAACCAGTTAAGATAAAGATATAATTATTAGTAGTTTTAGGACTAGATTTAAGATTTTCAATCAGATAATTAACAGTAGCTTTTATTTCTGATAGATTAAGATAATCAACTTCAATCTTATTATCATCGTTGTATACTAGGGTAATTCCTTTAGTGAAATCTGTATCAATTAAACCATCTAAAATTGCACTTTTAACCATTGATTTAATGGCAAAATCAAACTTAGTAACACTGGTTTTAACATGCGTTTTACCATAATCACTAATGATTAATTGGTAACACTTTCTATTAACCTCGCATAATTTTTTATTATTAAAATACTTTTTAACCTCTCTAATGTAAGTTCTATATCTTCTCTTTGTGTTGTCTGATATAACAGGCTCTTTATATGTTTCGTACCATTCTTTAAAATAACTAGAAAAAGTAATCTTGTCTTTTAAAGGAATGATATTATTTGATAATTTCAGTTTGAAATTGGCTATATAGTCCTCAGCCTCTTCTTTACTTTTAAAACCCGTCTTATGGTGTTGTTTATAGTTACCTTTAATATCCTTATAACTAATTCTAACTTCATAGGAGTTTCCTTTTTTATAGATTGCCATAATAGAAACCTCCTATAAACTTAATTATAACAAAAGAACCCTACCTATATAGATAGAGTTCATAAATCATTAATTGATATTCTTTAATAGTTTAATACTTGGTTTGGATAAATCAAGTTAGCATTATGAATACCATTTTTTGATACTAAGTAAGAAACAGATACACCCAACTTATTAGCAATACCACTTAAAGTATCTCCTGAACGTACAGTATAAGTTTTATTTGTTATACCATTAACCTTTAATACTTGGTTAGGATAAATTGTATAAGGATAACTAATACCATTCAAGTTAGCTAATGCTTGATAAGTAGTACCATATTTAGTAGCAATTCCTGAAAGAGTATCTCCTGATTTAACTACATAAGTTGTAGCACTATTCGAAGTATTATTAGCTACTGTGTTATCTCCTTTAATTTTAATTACTTGGTTAGGGTAGATAACATATGGACTAGCGATATTATTAATGCGTGCTAAGTCTTGGTAAGTTGTATTAAATCTAATAGCAATACCTGAAAGAGTATCTCCACTCTTAACTATATAAGTCTTAGTATTATTAATAACTTTCTTATCTTCTTTAGCTTGTTGAATAACAGGAGTTGTAGTTACAGGTTTATTAGCATTTCCATTCTTATAGCCGTTCTTTGTGATACCTAATAAATCAATATCATAATCTATGGCTACACTGTTAGCTCCTGAACCATGGTCTGAAAATTGCCATATGCACACACCAGTATCACTAGGGAAGTATTCCATAGGAGCAGGATAAATACCATTCCTATAAGGGTAACCTGCTATCCAAAAACTATTAGGATATGTAGCAATAATTCTATTCATATCAAAATGTGCATGAGCGTAACCTTGATAAGAATAAAACACTGGAGTATATCCTGCATTCTTAACTGTTGTCATAGCATCTATAACAGCATTAGTATTACCATTAATATCATTTCCATATCCTGCTTCACAATCTAAAGCAATAATAGAACCTTTAGGAACTGTACTATTAATAGTAGGTAAGAATGTATTAACAGCTTTCTTTGCTAAGTAACTGTTATTCCCTGTTTGTAACCAGATATAAGTATGAGCTCTTTTATTTTGCATTAAAGCACTCTTAACCTGATTAGTATAAGTTGATTGAGTATAAGAAGAACCATCTTCATACATTCCACCTACTTGAGCAATGGTAAACTCATCATCATTCCGTACAAACTGAGCTGTATTACCTTGATACTTAGATAAGTCAGTACCATAACTTCTAACATTGTCAGCACTAGCAACACCAATACTAATAGCAGAAATAAAGGCAATTAGTCCTAATGCTAACCGTTTTAAATTTTCCTTTAGCATAATATGCACCTCCTTTTTCTATAACGGTCAGTAAAAAAGGCAATAAAAAAGAGAGCCTTTATAGCTCTCTCTTTAAATTATTTTTTAGGAATAAAAGTAACTGTTCCATTACCTTCCATAACTCCCAATAGTCCTAAAATGGTTAATACCGTATTAATTGCTCCTACCATATCTCCAATATCCCCTGTAAAATGAATACCGAAAATAGCTAACACTTGTTGAATTAATACTAATAACAAACTGATTAAGCTAGCTATTATCTTTCCATTCAATGTTCCATCTGGATTAAATATGATACTTTTAATCTTTGTCTTCATCATAAATCCCCTCTTTTGTTTCCAAGATGATTAATCGTCTTTCATGTTGGTTTAAGGTAGTGTTATTTCTATTCAAGTCTTCTCTCAAACTTTCTACCGTATTATTTAAAGTAGTTACCGTATCATTTAACTTCTCAAAAGTTTTTTGATTAGCTTCACTTTCTTCTAAATAGGTAGAGTGGAAAGCCCATTTAAAGCCTTTTATTAGAAATGTTAAAACTGTACCACTAATCGTTATAATTGCTACCCAATCTTCTAAAGATAATCCTAAAAACGTCATCTATAACACCTCCTAACTTTCTATAACCTTTACATGTTGTGTAAAGTGAAGATTATATGTTTGATTGTTCCAATTAAGGCTAGTTGTATTGTTTCCCATTGGATTCCAATAAAATAACTTCTTATGACCTTCTTCATTTTCATACTCAAAGGCAAAGTTATTATATGGAATATTTTCATTAGTCAAAGTAAAATTATTAGAAGGAGTTACCATTCCGTTTAAGTGATAACCTTTCATTGATTGAAAGAAGTTGAGTTCAACAGCACCTAATTTACTTAAAGTAATAGTATCAGTATCTTTATGATACTGATAAGCTCCCCAACAATCATCTATATCTGCGTCTGAGGGGTCAGGGTTTGTGTTAGCAGAATAAATAATTATAGGGTCAACACCTAGATAATCTTGGATAATAATTTGCCTTATCATAACATCTCTTGAATACTGAAAAGCCCAACTACCACTGAATGGGTGTCCCCAATCTTCACTAGGAAAACCAAACTCTGATACAGCTAATGGAATTTGATTAATATTATTCCAATTACTTCTATCAAAGGTTAAGAGATATAATTCAGGTATATAGTTATCGTTGTATCGTTCACAATATGGGTGGAAACAAACTCTTTCAGGAAGTGAAGAATAAGAATTAAGTTTAGTGTTATAGCAATCCATAACATGCTTTAAGTTAGGGGCTTGAGGGTATTGAATTGAACACAAATCCATAAATTCAACATTTCTTTTTTTGCATTCTTCAAACAATTTCATGTTAAATGTAAGGTATCTATCAATAATAGTATCGTTCGTTTCAGCTTCAGTTTGATTATCGACTGCAAACTTTCCGTCTGCTTCATTCCATGCGTCTACGATAAATGAAGTGATACCATTATCTAAAAATCTATCCATAATATGAGCATAAGCATTAACAGCTTGGTCTACTAATTTATCTGCGTTTGAGTCTAATAAATGATTTTTAATTTGTTGCGGATAAGCTCCAATAACCCCTACCATTCCTAAATCTTGAATTTTATGATAAGTTGCTAATCTCCACGGATTATCAGTACCATTAAATTCATCAGTTTGCAGATTAAATGCAGGTCTAATGTATTTTATCCCTGCCATTTGTGCAAAGTTCAAAGCTCTATCTACTTGTCCAATATTCCATTTTCTAGAACCGGAATAATCATCATGAAAGACATTAACACCCATTTTATCTAATAATTTTTTAGTCATATAAAAACCTCCTAGAGAATAAACCAACCTTCCATATTAACGGTACATGTTCCACTTGGAGCTGGAATTACTTGGTCTCCATTATGGTTATAGTGTAATTGCACTGTCCCTAAAGTCTGTACATAACGTTTTCCGGGGTCTCCTATTATTTGATACATACATGGAGTACCAGAACATTCATATAAAGTGTTGTATTGACTCATTTCCATATTTCCGTATTGTTTTTGAACATCAGACGGAATATCAAATAGTTTAGTACCCCAAGTGTTAGCAATACTTGCGTCTCTAAATCTTGAGTGTATTCTAAACCAAAAAATATTCTGACCGTTAATACTTGTTACAGCGTATTTATTCCAACCAATATCTCCAGTAGTGTTATTGTTATCCCATCCACACCAAACACCACTATCTCCTGCATTCATGTAAGGAGTTAAATCTAACCAACCTGTACCTGTTACATAGTCTCCTACTGTACCTTCTGGACCTTGTTCCCCTTGTTGTCCTGCTACACCTTGTAAACCTTGCATACCCATAGCTCCAGTAGCAAGATTAAAGTTAAGAGTTGCACTATTTTCATTACCTGAATTAGATATACCAACAGGTCCATTATCAGAAACATAAATTGGTGTATTAGTTCCATTAGTAGTAGCATTACTTCCCACTGAGCAACATACTCTAGCATAACTAGCATTATCTGGAGCTGTTTTAGTCATTACAAAAGGAAAACTAATATTCTTTTCTTCATCATAGGTTAATGCTGTTTTGTTGGTATCATACCAAACAATTCTAAGCGCTTGATTACCTGATAAACTAGGAATATTAGCAGGCATTGACACACTATAATTATCGTGAGCATTTACGCTAAAATAATCAGTATAAATATCTGTACTATTAGCATGTTCTCCATCTGGTAAGATATAACCTTTGCTAAAAGTCTTTCCGATTGAAGAATAAGCTAACCATGGATTATAGCTAGTAACATTACCAACATTAACAGTAGCAGAGTTACCTGTATCTCCTTTGTCTCCCTTTGGTCCTTGGATACCTTGAGGAATTGCAAAATCAAGAACAGCATCTACATCATTGCCTGAGTTAGTTACCTTAGCTTGTTCTCCTGCGTCTAATGTTGTTGTAGTACCAACTGTGATTGAACTAGCTCCTCCTGCTGGTCCTCTTTCCCCTTGTGGTCCTTGTTCCCCTGTGTCTCCTTTTGGTCCTTGTGGTCCTTGTGGTCCAACTTCTCCTTGAGGACCTTGTTTAACCGTTGCAACATAAGTATCAAAGTTATCTTTTAATGCTTGAGATTGTTGTTGCATGTATTGATTAGCCTGTTCCTTAAAATCGTCTAAGCTAATCAGATTAAGTTGTTGTCCTGTGATACTCAAAGCATTAGCGGAAATCGTAAAGCTCACAAAACCATCATCAGGGAAAATTAAAGTATTATCTTTATCTACATTAACAGCTAATTCTACTTGATATGTTCCTTGTACTAAGCCTTTTAAATCTGCTGTATCAAATTGGAAAATTAAACCATTGTAAGTTGTTGTAGCATTAATAGTTTTAACTAAACCAAAATCATTTTTTATTCTAAATTGTGCTGTTTGGTTTTCATCTAATTGTACTGGGGCTTGATTATTAGTTGCGGTAAATTGAACCATTGTCCCAGTATCACCTAATTTAATTGTTGTATCATCATTTAATAGAGATAAACTTTTCATGTTGAGTTCCTCCTTGTTTGTTAATCTGTTTTTATAACGATTAATAAAAAAGACTAGGTACATTACCTAGCCTTAATTAAGTTATTTATTTTGCATGATTTCTTGTTTTTGTTCAGCTGTTATCCAACCGATACTTTCAAACAAATCTAAATTTTCTTCATTATACAAACCCATATCATAATACTTCTTTACAATATCAAACATTTTCTTTATCCCCCTTATCTGATGTTAAACTCTTAACTTGTTCAGTCAGGGTATCAACTTTAGTAGATAATGCTTTAACTTGAACATTGCTTTGAGCTAATTGAAGTGTAAGGTTGCTGATAACTGTATCATTTTCATTAGGTTTAACTGTAACAGTATTAGCTTCTTTCAGTTCTTTATCAGTCATACTATCGACCCATTTAGTACCATCAAATTTTGCTTTGTTAAAGTGTCCTTTAGGAGCTTGGGTCGTATACTTAGCCCCATTAATCTTTACTGTATCGATATGGTCGATATAACCATCGTTTGTTAAATAGTAATACATTGTCATTCTAAGCCCCTCCTATTGTTGATTTAATGGCAAAGCCCAATTCAAGCGAGCACCACCATTATTAGCAGCACCATTAATTGTAATCAGTCCAGTATTAGGAACTAAACAGAATTCTGTTGGTTGTGTTGTAGATGTATCTGTGTACCAGTCATAATCATTTACACCAACATAATAACTAGAATTCCCACCAACAACTCTACTTGTAATACTTGTTGGTAAGTATGCTTTAAACGTCTTAAATACAGTCTTAGGGTTACCAATCCAACCAGTGATATAAAGGAAATTATTATTTACATAGTAGTTAATGAATGTTCCTTCATCATTGCTCGAAAGTCCTTCAAGAGTAGCTTGTCCTTTTAATTGGAAAGCTACTGATTGACCACCAATCGTTGTATTATCTGGTAAATCTGCTTGACCTTTAACATGTAAATCCTGTTCAACTGTTAAATCTTCTTTAGCGTCAACCCAACCATTTACTGTTAAGTTATGGAGGTCTGAACTTCCACTAAAGGTATTATTACCAGTCCAAGTATTGTTACCATTTAATTTATCTTGCCATGCTGCGTCTACTCGGTCATTAGCTGTTTGTACATAGCTATTCATTAAACCTTTAATTTGATTAGCACTATCAGCAATATTATTTAATTCAGTCATGTTTTGGTTGATTTGTGCTTCGACTTGGTTCTTCCATGCTTGATATTCACTATCAAAAGGTTCAATACCTTTATTAATATCAATCGCTAAGTTAGTTGCAGATTCCGTAACATTAAAGAATTGATATGGAGATTTTAAAGTTTCTCCTGTACTTGAGTTAGTAATCGTAAATTGGAAACGATATGGACCAACTGCTTGGAACATTCCCAATGGTAAAGCAAAGTTCACAAAAGCAGGACTAGAAGTATTAAGTTTACCTGCAACATGAAAACCTGTTGTCATGTCCGGATATTTACCGTCCATAGAAATCGTGAAGCCATTTAATTGGAGTGGTTGTCCTCCTCTTACGAATTGCAAAGGAATAATCTTATTACTTTCATCTACTGTTGCATTAAAAGCGTCAGTTAAATCAAAAAAGTATTTACCAGGTTGGTCAATGTCGATTTTGAAATATTGTAATTTTCCGTTCTTATATACTGCATTACCTGATTGAACAGCGTTCACTTCTTGATAATCAGCACCAAGAACATTGTTAAGTAAATCATCAGCCATTATTTTAGCCTCCTTATAATTTAATCTGTCTTTATAACGCAATTAAAAAAAGACTAGGTACATTACCTAGCCTTAATAGTTATCCTACTTGGTCTACTTGACCTTTAATCCAACTAAAATTATCCCTAACCCACTTCCAAAAGTTATTTACTTCTACTTGGTTAAAGTCAATTCCTGTTGGTAGTGTTGGTGGGATACAAGTATAGTCATAGTCAGTAACTCGATAATCTTCAACCATCTTTGGTATTTGTTCAATTAATATCTTTGCATTACTAATAAATTGTCTGTATGCTAACCTATTAACTTCACTGTAATTAGTAGCGTCTAATTTAAAGTTTAATGGTTCTAAAAAGCTGTTATCTGAATTATTCCATTCGGTAATGAAGTTGTTCACTACTACATAGTTGTTTCTATTTGTAGGATAAAAGCTATTAATGTCCCCGTCCCAAAGATTAATGATTGATAAATCAGTTGTTGGTTTATCAGGTTTATTAGGTGTAGTAGGTTTATTATCACTTGGAGGAGTTACTGGAGTATTAGGTGTACTTGGTGTACTATCTTCTAATTTTAAATCTCCTATATATAATGGTGTGTAGTGTCTCATCGTAACATCAGCATTACATCTTTCCATATTCGTCCATGTAACTAAATCATCACTTTCTGCCCTATATACATCTCTATCACTTTCTGATTGTCCTTTATTCCACGGGTCAGAGTACAAATAATACTTACCATTTACAACAAGCATTTCAGGAGCTTCATTCCACGTAAACCCTGTACTATTAGTTAAACTCATGATATTAGTTTCAACTTCATCATAAGGACCAAGTACATTACTTGATTTGAACAAATGTAATTCCTGAGTTGGTGTACTTGTTTTTGAACACCATAAGTAATAATAACCGTTGATATAGTTAATATTAGGGTCGATATAACCTCCATTAGCATTAAGAGTAATATCATGTCTTACAGCGTCTATCTGGTATCTTTCAGGGTAGAATCTTGAAGCATATAATTTAAACTCTGAATAATCTACATCAGTTTCACTACCACAATAAATGAACCACCAATTACCACTATTATCCTGATAGAACTCACTAGCCCAAAGGTTTTTAAGTCCCATATTAGGACAATTAACTTGAGTAAATGTTTCAAAATCTTTTGTATGATTAACATAAGTACCTGTACAAGTCCAAAACTCTCCATTAATGTATGCAATATCAGTATCTCTCCAACCAAAGTTATATGCTTTTAAATCAGTCCAATTTACACCGTCATTACTTGCTACTAAATGACTGTATACAGGTTGAGGAAAGCCTACTGCATGGAATGGCATTCCTACATACTTATAATTTTTAATATCTGTAATTAAACTCATTTCTCATACCTCCTTTAAATTAAGTAACTAAAGTTCCCAGTTGCTTGATTGTTTAATTCTGTTACTGATTCATTTTGTAGGCTGTAAATACTCTTAATATCGAATGTACTAGAGATTGTGTAATTAATAATGTAGTTAGTTCCACTCTCATTAATCACTAGCGAACCATTAATCGTATTATTAGGAACAAAGCCATTAGGAACATTAAATGAAGTTTTATTAGCTACTATATCAGTAAAGTTACAGTAAACATATACAACCCCTGTATTTAATGTATAGGTAATTGTTCCATTATCAGTAGTTACTGCTTGCGATTGTTGCTTTAAGGCACTGTTAATTTTATTGATTTCATCTTGGTTACTTGCGATTGCTGAACTAATAGTCGTATTGATATTAGTAGTTGTATCTACATGACCTGATAAAGCATTTTGTAAGCTGTTATTGTAGTTAAGAATAGTCTTTGCTGTATTATCTAATTGAGCTTGCGATTGTTGAGTATCAGATAAAGGATATAAAGTAACCTGAGTAACTGTAACTTTAGTTGTTAAGTTTAGTTCAGGAATGATTAAGGTTCTAATTTCTCCTGTATCAATATCTTCATTATTAGCATTAAACTGCACTTGAATAGATAAACTTGGTTCAGGTTGTAATTGAGATAAAGCATATTGTCTCATAGCGTCCGCATTATTAAACCTATTGTCTGATACTGGGTTACCTTCATATAATCCATACTTCTTAATACTCTCGTCATCTTGAACATAGAAAGGATTAAAAGCAGGTTTACTATTTTCATCTCCACTATTATCAGAAATACAGTACAGTTTATTTACCAAGTTTGTACTATCGTAAGTAAGCTGTACTTGGTTTGTATTACCTAGATAAGTAATAACCTTACCTTTATCTTGGTAATAATCATCAGAACTATATACAATTATCTTTTTATTATCAAAGGTAATAATTGCATTACTCCAAGTGCTAGTTATTTTAGATAGCATGTCTTGACCGTTTGCATTCCCTAAATTCTCTATTTGTTGATTATCAAAACTTCCCCTAACTTCCCAAGTATAATCAAAGCTATTTCCATTCAAATAAAAACTAAGAACATCATTAACAGAATAGGTCTTAGTTCCTGTATTAACATTGTGCTGAAATACTCTTTGAACTTCATAGCCAATATGAGTAGCTGTAACTTGAGTTGTATTTAAAGAATTAGCATAAGTTGGTTGAATTTGTTTTATAATGAACTCTTGCCCTCTCCAAAGAATACTGTTTTGAGCTTGAAGTAAACTAAAGGCTACTGATTTATCATCATATGCGTTAAATTGTATCTGCCATGATTGATTAACTGTTTTAGTTACTTGAAAGCTATCAATTAATACACTATTTAAAGGTTCAGCATAATCTTTATTTTTAACAATAATTTTATCTTTCATACTGATACCTCCCTAAGCGATATATACAAATGGAAAGCTAAATACAATATCACTGGTATTAGCTCCTGTTATTTCAAAGTTGTTATCGCCTTTATCTAATTGAATATGTCCAAAATTAGTATCTTTGGAGCATGGAGTACCATTAAGAGAACTTGTAACTCCATTAATCAATAAAGTATCTGAACCATTACCTGATTTGTTATAACTCCAAGTAGAACCATTAGTAGTATTTTTAATGGTAATGTTATCCCCTGTGAACTTAACAGAGATTGAAAGTTTATCATTCTGTAAATAAGGGTTAATATCAATATCACTTGGATTGTATACCGTAAACTTATTAGAATTAGTAAAATGATACTTTAACTGCTTATCGCTAGGGATATTCATACCATAAGACCAGTTATCATTTTCATTAACGTTTACTATTTCATCACTTGGAGCGATTGAATAAGCTAGTCCACTTGGATTATCTAAAGGAACAGTAAATACTGCCCCTGCACTACCTACCTTACTTGGAGCAATACTAAATGGCAAAGCACGGCAATAATAGACCCTGTTGGGGGATGTATTACATCTTATTCTAATAACTTCCTTTGTCATAAAAAATCTATATATGTCATGCTTTGCTAAGTCTAAATCTTTCCAATCTTTAAAACGTACTAAAAACTTTAGATTAATTGTAGTTTTATCAAATTGTCCTGTTGTATAAATACTCCCATTAACTCCTGCCATGTTTTGATATGTATTACTAAAAGCAGGTGTTGTATCTAATTCAACAAAATGTAAGTCTGGAGTAATTGTATTAATATCAATTTCATCTTGGTTTCCTATCTTTACTTTTAACCAATAATCATTAAGCATATTTGAAACCTCCTTATTAATTTTCTAAACTTATAACGGAATAAAAAAAGAGAGTAGAATGTTTCTACTCTCCTATAACATTTAGATTGATTGATAGTTATTAATGGTTTGGTCTCGATACATTTGTTGATATAAACCATTTGTATTAATACCATTACTTGACTTAGCAAAACCATTACTGTTAGTAGTGATTAATTGACTAAGTAAACCAATCATCGTATCTAATTTCTGTTCAAGACTACCATTATTTGTATTAATAGTCGTGTTAATTCCGGCTTGTCTGTTAAGTTTATTTACTGTTTGTGTAAGTAAACTTAATGCTCTACCTTGTTTTTCAGATGATAAAGGGATAACAACTTCAGGCTTGTTATGTTCGGCAATTTGTCCAAAGCTCCACTTATCGACAAATCCACCGTTTTCCCAACCATGTCCATTACCTATGTTACCCCAACCACCTTCTCCACCGTGGTCTAAACAGTAGATAGCAGCCATTAACTGGTCTAAACCTGAATAGATATTATTGTGTCCAGGTCTACTCCATGCTGCGAATGTAGAAGGTACAAATTGAAGAAGTCCTTGAGCAGGTGTCCCTCTAAGGTTATTTATATCTCCAATATTTCCTTGATGAGCATTAGGATTTCCTCCTGATTCAGTAGCAATTTGTCTAAGTAACTTTTGAATCTTCCAGTCAGGTGGGTTGTCTTGTCCTAAGTTCTTAAAGGCTTCAATGATTACTGGTCTCCAACGTGCTACACCTGCGCCTCCAGGGTTATTAGCTGAACCATAACTAACTCCATTACCGCCTGTACTTTCCATTGATTTCTTGAAGTCCTCTGCCATTTTCTTTAACCATTTTTCGGCTTGCTTAGCAAAGAAAGTAGGAGCATGAGTAACTAAGGTACTTGCAAACTTAATAGCTGTATTAACATGGAGATATTTCTTTAATACTTTTTCCATGAACTTAATCGGGTGTGCAATAATATCTCCTATATCTTCCATAATATCTTTACCTTTATCAAAGATTTTTTCAAAGATATTTTTATCCTTTGTTCCGTCTTTGAAGTGAGGAATATTCATCATATTAGCAAGGGCTTTACTGTTTTCCCCATCTAAGATTTGTGTTCCCTCTGGTAAGTAGGTAATGAGGTCTCTTTGCTTAGGAAATGCTCCAACACGTCCATCAGGAGTAGCAAACATTTCACGATAGTTAGAAGTTCCACTATCATTAACCATTGCCATTGTGCCACCAACAGTACCACCTTTTGCAAAGTGTACTAATGGAATCTTAAAGCCTTTCCACTTTGAAGCACCAAACTTATCAAGTACCCAGTTTACACCATCTTTTACTCCATCAAGCATTGAGTTAATTGGTTTAATAACATTGTTTACCATATCTGAAACATTGCTACCAACACTCTTTACAGCTGACTTTATACCATTAATAATGTTGCTCCAAAGTTTATCCCAAGCATTTTTAATTTTATCTAATGCTCCACCTGTCATATTGTTAAGGTTGTTGTACATATCAGAGAACATTGACTTAGCATTTGATACAAGGTCTGAAATCCTTGATTTAACATTATCCTTCATAGAGTTAAAGCGGTCAGTAACTCTATCTCTTAATGAACTAGCTTTATCTGTAAGAGAGCCTTTCATATCCTCAAACTTAGATTTACAGCTTTCTTTCATATCTTCAAACTTGGATTTAGCTTGGTTTTTAAGTTCATTGAATTTAGATACAACTTTACTCTTTAAATCAGAGGCTTTAGATTTGATTGAAGATACCATATCACCAAACTTATCTCCTAAGTGTGAGCAAGCGTCTTTAAAGTCATTAAACTTAGATTTAACATTACTTACCATATCTTTAACAGCTTTAACAACTGTTCTAAGTACATCACATAGCTTATTGAACTTCTTACATATATCTACAACTAAATCAACAATAAATCTAATGGCTACTCCAAGTACACTACCCAAAACATTAGAAATAACCTTTACAATAGGAGCTAAGTTATCTAAAGTCTTTTTGAATGTACCTGTATTCTTAGATAATTTATCAAAGCTATCCTTGACTGCATTAATAATAGGTTTTAATCCCGATAAAGCAGACTCTCCTACCTTTTTCATTGAATTAAACAAAGGAGTTAATTTTTTAATTGTTGGTGCTAAACCTGCAATGGCTTTTCCTGCTGTATCTCCAAAACTCTTAAAGTGAGAAGATAGCTTGTTAATATTCCCACCAATGCTATTACCTGTTAAGTTCTTTGATAATTGGTCGAAACCTCCAATAACAGAGGTAAGGGCTGCAACACTTCTATTTTTAAGGTTTGCCATTGCTGTACCAATTCCATCGGTAGCTTGCTTTGCTTGTTCATGGAAACCATTAGCCCCTTTATCCAATTCTTGGAATTTTTGGTTAAGCTGGTCCATTGTAATTTCACCTGATTGTAACTTTTTGTACAATTCTTGAGTTGAACCTGAGGCAATACCAAAGCTCTTAGCTACCTTTTGGAGTGAGGCGGGCATAGTTTCCTGTAATGTTTTCCAACTTTGCAAGTCTACCTTACCCGAACTCAACATCTGTGTGTATTGTTGTAATCCACGGCTTGCATCTTCTGAACTAGCATGACTAGCAAGGAAAGCATCATTTAATGCTAAGGCACTCTTAGCAGCGTCATTAGCGTTCTTACTCATAGGTAATAGCTTTTCACTTGCTTGTGCTACATCTTGTAATGAAGTAGGTAATCCATCTACACCCTGTTTCAAGGTTGCCATTGCTTTCTTACTATCGTCTGCACTAGCTCCCATTGACTGTAATACCTTAGGGAAATTATTTAATGTATCGTAACGTTCAAAACTAGCATTAAGATTATCCCCTACTGCATTTAGTCCTGCCATTGCAATATTAGCTATTCCTGCTCCAATAGCACTACCCTTAATAGCACTGGTAAAGGTCTTAATTCCAGAAGTAGCTTTTTCCGTTTTAGCTTTGATTTCAGTTGTTACAGATTTAGGTATTTTATGGTAACTTTCGCTAAGTTCACTTGTTTTAGTCTTAGCTTTAGCCATACTTGTAGCTGTTTGATTCAATCTGGTTTCTTGTTTAGTTAAATCTGAATTAACGCTACTAATAGCCAATTTAAGGTTATTCATCTTTTGCTTTTGTTCCGAATAAGCATCACTAGCTTTCCCTGAACTTTGAGCAATACTATTTAATTCTGTTTGAGCCTTTTTATATGAAGAATTAAGGTCATTTAACTTTGTTTTTAATTGACCTAATTCATTCTCTTGTATTTCATATTGTTGTTTGAGGTTTGAATAAGCGTTTTTAGATTGCTTAATTTCCTCTTGGTTAGCTTGCCATTCTTTACCTTCTGCTCTAAGGCGTTCTACAAGGCTTTGAGATAATCTTTGTTGTTCAGAATAAGATTGTCTTAATTTAGCTAAACCTGAATCATAATACTGTAATGATTTTTGAGCTTTATTAATCTGGTCGTCATAACGTCCAATAGTTGTAATTGTTTTATTGATTTGAGTTTGGTATTTTTGGTATTCAGTTGAGCTTTCGCCTAACCTATCTTTTACATCATTTTGTGCTTGCTTTAAAAGTTTTAATTTTTCATAATATCCATTTTGAGTTTCTGTAAGTCTTGAGATTTTTGTCTGTAAAGCATTAACATTATCTCCAGTTGACTTAAACTCTTGTTCTTGTTGTTTAAGTATAGATACGGTACTGTTAATATCATTATTTAACTGACGCATACTCTTACTTGCCTCAGTCGTATCTAACTTAATCTTAGTGCTAAGTACACCAGCAACTTTTTCGCTTGCCATACTCTTGACCTCCTTTAATTGTTTCTGTATCTATAACGATTTGAAAAAAGGAGGATAAAAAAAGAGAACCTATATAGGCTCTCTTTGATTTACATTAAATCTAATAATTTTCTAGGGTCGTCAATTACTTCATCATTAGCAACTTGTTCATCGTCCATTCCTAGAATTTCCATTAACAAATAATAATCTTGATTTTCTACTTGGTCTAAAGTCCAATTAAGATTAGTTATTGCTTGCTTTTCAAATATCAGAAAATCCTCATAAGTCTTTTTCATCTTCATATGCAACATATGAGGACTTGTATTATTTTCTACTTTTTTTTATTATCTTCTTTAATATCTTCTTCCTTGATACCCATTAAACTCATTGCGATTTTGTTGGCTGTATCAAGAAGTTCATCTTGAGATAAATCTTCTAATTCATCTGTTTGTTTATCATTTAACTTGAGTAATGAAGAAACATAATTAATTGCTTCATCAAATGTATCTAACATTGATTCTACTAGTTCTTCATCAGTCTTATTTTCCATGTCTCCATTTTGAGAAAATACTAATTGTAATTTATACGTCTTTCTCATGTTCTTTACTGATTGTTTAATGTCATAAGTTTTCTTTTTAAATGGTAATTTGTTTAAAGTAATCTTCATAATTCGTACCTCCAATTTTTAATTCACTTTTATAACGCAAAGGTAAAAATTTTAGAGTATAAAAAAAGAGAACCAATTAAGGTTCTCTTATAATATGAAGATTACTTATTTAATTACTTGCCTGTTGAACTAGAGCCTGTTGAAGCAGGAACACTAGCCTTAACTGAATCAGTAATTAACGTTTGACCTGGACAAAGTTGGTCAAACAATGCTTTTTGAGAAAAGCCTGAATCTTCATCGCAAGCCACGATATAAGGCATGTCATTTGTACGTTCGCAAGCTAAGCCCTCGAATGATAATTCATCATTTACTCGGTTTGTTTTCTTTGAGGTATTAGTTTGCATATTAGCACCTTTTGAAGTTGCAACTGCCTTACCCATACATGTATAAGCATAATGTTTCATATCAGGCAACGGACTACGGGTGATAATTATACAGTATTGGTTAGTCATTGAATCTACATAACCTACTCCAGATTTTTCACGTCCTAATACTTTATTCTTTACATCGAATGGTAAATTATTAAATGAAACGTCCATTGAGGCTGTTGGCATAGCCTTAATGAAACTTAATTGTTTGTTATTTCCATCAAGTTCTTCACCATTTTTTGAAGTTTGGAAATTTACACTTGAAGTACCAAGCATTTCATCAGTAACTTCAATCATACCAGTCGTAAAACCAGTATTTTCATCAGTTAAAATATTTCCGTTTTCATCTTGAACACCAAGATATACTCTATCAATACCAACTACTGACATTGTACATTCCTCCTATTAATCTGCGTATTTTAATTTTTCTACATAAATTGAATTAAATAATTGACCTGTATCAGGGTCAGAAACAAATCCACCGAATGTATAACATTCATATTGATTGTTTTCAAACAACCTAAATAGGTCTATCTGAAATTGTTCAGTATCAAAATCAATATCCTTCTTTAAAAAGATTTGAAGTTGTAACTGAGTATTTATAGCGTTAAATCTATTGTTTCCCTCTTCATCTGTTTGTACTTGTACTTCCCTAAGTAATGCAATGGTTTTATCAGTTGTTTTAACTGCACTGTCAGGAATCTGGTAAGTATAAACCTTATCAATATGAGGGAATCCTTGTAATAGTTTCTTAGTATCTAAAATTGTACTCATTCATTTCCTCCCCCTTGCTTTCGGTTTATTATCTCTTTTAGCTTTTCTGCATTAGCATTTAAAACTTTATTTTGTACGCTATTATTAGCAAACAGTTTTGAGTAAAAGTTTAAATGATTATTACCAAACTTCTTACCTTTTTTTCTAGGGTAATACTTTGTACCATCGTTCATAAAACGCATGATATAGGCTTTCTCACTATCATAACCTACTACTGAACTACCATTCTTATTACCGTCAATATCGGTATTTTGCATTACAACATGATTTTTTGCATGGTCTGAATTATGGTCTGAAACAGGAGTTACTTTCTTTAGTTCAGATTTAAAAACTTCTGCACCTGCTTTAGTAACTTCTGCTTGTTCGTCAACACTTAACTCAGTAGCCTCTTGCACTTGGTTAATCCAATTCTTTAATTGATTGCTTAAATCTTCATCAGCCATTACCATTACCCTCTTTCTTTGTAAGGGTTAAAAGGTCATAACTGTTATAAGTTTCATTATCAAAACTAATATCAATAATGCGATAATCTACACCATTGATAGTAGCTATAAGATAATCAAACTGTTCAAGGCGTTTATCATGTCTGATAGCAATATTAAAAGAATTTTCATATTGAGTACCTAAGACTGAATACTTTTGATTAAGTGTTTGCTTGACCTTAGCAAAATGTTTCTTAAACTCTTCATGCTTTACAGGTTCTTCAATTCCTGTATAAGGGTTCTCTTGAGTTGTAAGAGTTGAAAAGGTAACAATATCTTTAAATTGATAAGGTTGGAAACGATTTTTAGCTATTTGTTTCATCATTTCCCACCTCGCTATATTTAGCCTGTAAAGGAGCAATGTATGAAAGGAAACCGAATGAATATCCATTAGCTAACTCTCTATCATAATATGTTTGAGTAACTAGAGTTCTTAAAGCCATGATAAATTGATTATCTGCCTTTAGGTCGTCATAAGTTAAACTCTGATTAATACCATTAATGATTGTTGCAATACTACCATCAACAATAGCTGTTAATTCTTGTAGTGTTTCAGGGTCATCATCTAAGTGTAAGTAAGTTAGCATTGAATTAATAAACTCATCTTTTTCCATTTATTGCACCTCCTCTATTAACCGCCCCTATATAATAGGTACTGTTATCTTTCGTTAGGCGATATTGTTTTAAAACTTATAAGGTTAAATGTTGAACTTAACCTTAGAATGCGTTTCTCAGCACTAATTATTTACCTGTACTAGATACTGCTTTAGCTTGTGAGTAAGTTACAAAGTAACCTGCCTTGTCATCAGCCTTTTCTACGTCCATTCGTACGTATACACCTAATACATTTTCAAAGAATTGATTTTCAGTCCAATTTACCGATACATCATCTTTGTATGCTTCTAATACAAAGCCTTTAAGTGAACCTACAAACATCTTTGTGTCGCCTTCTGAACCAAGAATCGTATCAGGAACAACAATCAATTCATGACCGAATAATGTTTTACCTGTTGCTGTTGTAATATCATCGTGTAATAAGTAACGTCCTTCTGCGTCCTTCATCGTGTCAATAACGTTGAACATTGAAGCTGTAACAACAAACTTAACATCTTCACCATAAGGAATTAAATCATTTGATAAAGCCTTAATATCATCTAATGAAGTTGCTGACTTAGCTGTTGCTGTTTGCAATACAGCACCGATAGCCTTTTGAGCTGTTTGCTTGCGAACTTCTTGAACATAGTCAGATAAAACAGCTGTAATATCTGGGTAGTCAGAAATCATTTCCTTTGAAATTGGTAATGAGCCACGATATGTAGCCAAATCATAAGTTACTTTGTTAATTGTTGCATTAGCAATTTCTGGGTTTTCAGCTAATTCTGCTGCTGTTGCCAATACTGCTGTTGCCTTTTGCAAAATAGGCAATTTACCAGCTGGAGCTGTTACTTGAACCTTGTTTACATAACCTTCCAATTGTGAAGGGTCATTAGGTTGCTTTTGCATTGATAATACTTCTGACGGGATAACTGCTTGACCATCTGGAGTTTCCTTGAATCCGTCTGTTAATGCACGTGTTTCACCCTTCAAAAATGCTTCAAAGTTGCGAACTTCTTCTGACTTCTTGTTTTCGTCTTTTTCTTTAAGAATTTGAGTCATATCTTTCTTACCTCCAATTTTTTCTGAACCTTTTTCATCTTTTTTAGGTTCTTTAATTTTTTCATTTTCTATAACGTCTTTACCTAAATTTTCTTTTTCAGGAACTTCTTCCTTTTCCTTAGCTTTCTTTTCTCGCTTTTCTTCTTTAGGCTTTTCATCTTCTTTAGGTTCTTCTACCTTTTCTTCTTTTGGTTTATCTGAACCTTTTACTTCTTTAGCTTGTTCAATCAATTCTTTAACTGATTGAATAGCTTTCATTAAATCATCTGTATTAACATTAATCTTAGCCTTTACTTCTTTTTCAGCTTTAGGTTCGTCTTTCTTTTCAGCCTTTGGTTCTTCAACAGGCTTTTCTTCCTTTTTGATTTCTTTTTCTTTATCAGCCATTTTTCGTACCTCCTTAACGTTTTCTAAATGCCTCACAACAGAGGCAGAAGTTTGAGTATATGCAGGAACAGGTGTTAATGATAATTCTGGGATATTTTCAATTTTGGTAACGATATGTAATGGTGTTCCATCATCAGTAAAATCCCAATCATCTCCACCTTTCGCAATATTAAATCCGAATGAGCAACCCTTAACATTACCTGATTTAATGTCATTGTAAACATCATTAGCAAGGGTTGAATCGTTTAAAGTTGCTTGGAAATATACTCCATCTTCTTTAACGTTAATTGTTAAATTCTTTGCGTCTACTCTTGCTAGAATGTTTGGAAATTCATGGTCATATAAAAGTAAGGTCTTACTCCAGTCAATACCCTCAACCGCTTCTGGTTTTATAATTTCATAGAATCCCATGTATTCTGATTGTTGATTAAATACAATCGCTTTACCTTCAATCACATGTTCATTATCATTGTTCTTTGTTGCTCTGATATGATTATCAATCGTACGAATGTCAGCTTTTTCTTTTACTTCTGGCAATATTTCTCACCTCCATTTAATTAATCGTATCTATAACGCAATACAAAAAATTTTAGGATAAAAAAAGAGCTACCATTTTTGGTAACTCTTATTAATTACTGTTCTACTACTTTTTCTGTTGTATCTGTGTTTTGTAGTCCAGTATCAGCAACTACCTTATCCATTCCTAAAGCCTTATAGTTAGCTAAAATTGTTTGAGCTTGTTCTGGACTAATAGCTTTTGCATTTGATAAATCTACAACATTCTTAATAAGGGCTTGGTTATCTGTATCTATTGCATCTAGGATATTAACCTTAACATCAAGAATATTGTTATAAGATAATTTCTTACTTAGTTCTTGTTCAATAGGTTTAATGTAAGTATTTAAGCAAGAAATGTATTGAGAACGTATCATATCAATACTTGACTGTTCATCTGCATTTAATCCAACATATGAAGCAGGAATACCAAAAGCTACTGCAACTTGATTTGAAGTATAAGTATTATTCTTTAAGAAGTTAGCAACGTCTGAATTAATTTGAACTGTCTTTAAATCAGCGCTTTGGTCTAATACAACAGTTGAACCCGTACGCATACTATTTTCAAATGCTTGTTTTAAGTTCTTCTTATGTTCGCTATCTAAAATACCTTTTTCAACCTTTAATATGTTTGTAGGACTAATAGCATTCTGTAAGGTATTCAATGTTAATCTATTTGAGTTATCTTGAATAGCTACCTCATTAACAAGGCTTTCTAATGGAGAACGTCCTGTATAAAGGCTATCTTCATATCCTGTACTCATTAATTTAAAATGCAAAACATCTTTACTTTCTAAGGTCTTGTTTGGTCGTCCATCTGAATAACTAAAGGTATATACAATATCTAAGTCATCAGTTAATAACATTTGTACATTAGCACTAGGTACTAATTCTAATTCATCTGGTACTAATGAGCCATCTCTGTGAATAGTAACAAAAGCATTTCCTGTAAGTAGCATGCTTGCTAATACTGATTGAAAGAAACCGAACTTGGTTTGTCGCTTGTTTGGATTTTCAATTACTTTGTGGAATGGCTTTTGAATATCTATACTTGCTGAGGCTATATCTGAACTAATTCTATTAACCACTCCATAAATGTCTGAGTGTTTAAGTGCTTCTTCTGCTGATACGGTCAGATTATTAGAAATAATCTTCCCTCCAGTTACGATAAACGGGGCTGTATTATTTAATTGTAATGAGCGTTTGTCTTTTTGGTTAAATTGAAATGGGTTGTACATTAGTTACCATCTCCTTCTACTTTAATTGGAATAATCATTAAACCAATAACAATAAGAGCAACACCTAAAATAAATGTCCCTAATATTGGATTAATTAAATATGAGCCAACGATGAATGAAATAAGCCCTAATGCAATTAATGTAAATGGTAAAAAGTTAATAAATAATAGTAAGGCTTTATTTTTGATTTTAAAATTCATGCTGTTTCCCTCCTTATTAAATTTCAGTTCTATAACGCATAAATTAGAATGTATAATCTTCTCCAAAAATGTCATTTATTTGTTTATTCGTCATACTTTCAAATGGGTGTGATTTTTGCTTTTCTACTTCTTCTATGTTGTCAAAGTGTAATCTTGCACGATAATAAGCATCAATAATAGCATCGGCACAATCAATTTTTCTTGTTGCTCTGTTCTTATCTATCTTTACAAGTCCCTCTTTTTGATACAGGATTGCATTACTTAAAGCCGTTTTAATAATTCCATCGTCAAGGAATGTTATTTTTCCTTCTGTAATGTCTCTTTGGAAATCTTTGGTAGTGTCATTAAGGTAAGTTACTGTTTGCTTTAGTGGTATTAACCTATAAGGCGTATTACTCTCAATTAATTTGATTAACTTATCACTTCTCCAGTTATCGTAACAAATAGATTGAACGTCTAACTCATTTTCATCTATATAGTTAAGTAACCATTCAAATACTTCATCATAATTGATATAGCCGAACCTATTTTGAGCAATATCACAAAAACCCTCTTGTTCTAATGTCCTATAAGGGATATTATCTTGTTTTTCCTTTAGGTCTATTCTTCCTTGACTTCTTGCTGTTGGAATCCATGAATGCTGTTCTATATAGAATTTATTTTGTCCTCTATCTTGATAAGGATAAATAAAGGCTATACTTGTATCATCACTAAAGTTACTCAAGTCCATTCCGATATATACCTGTTTACCCTTAATATCTATTGGCTTTGTATCTACAACACTATTTTCAATATCTTTGAGTTCAAGGTAGTTGTCTACATGATGATTAAGCCAACAATTAAGGTTCTTGTTTTGGAACTCAAATAGTTTTCCTTCTGCCTCTTTGGTATCTCTCTCTTTTTGAAGATTATCAAAGAGCTTTTCTCCTACCTTAGGTAAAGTTAATAATGGGTTACTTTTATACCAAGTATTAGGTTCAAATGTTTCCTTTTCAAGGTTATCTTGAGTGTAATTAACCATTAAAATATTATCTAATTTTCTTTCGTTATCCTTATTCAATGTATCTCTCATCATGTTTTCTTGCTTATGGTAGAAAGAATTTGGGTCAGGATAACTTGTAGAAATTAAGACCATTTGAGCATCTGTTTGTCCTTGCCCTGAACTTAATTTACCAATACCCTCATCAATTAATGCACTTCGGGTATCATCAGCCACCTCATCAGCGATAACTAAACTAGGGTGTAAACTATCAAATCTCTTACTTTCAAAGCTCATTTTTAATACTTTATTTTGTGATAGTTTACTTATAATCTGGTCTGCCTGTACTTCAATTTGATTATCTTTAAAAATATCATCAAAGGCTTCATACTCTCTAAGTCTATTGGCTTGTAATTGTAAGTATGAATAACCTTTAGTCGCTTGAGTATTGTTAGGAGCAACTAATACTATTTCTTGACCTGTTTTATCAATACTATTAACTAGATATTCAAAAAGAATTAAAATAGCACATAAAGCTGTTTTCCCATTGGTTCTAGCAACACTAAAAATAACCTTGTTGAAACGCTTAGAATCATCTTTTTTATTTTTCCAAGCTGTAATCATACACATTAGGCTCTTTTGCCAATCCATTAATTTAAGTGGGTTACCTGTACTAATATCAATTAATAAACCGCTAAACTTAACAATCGCTTTAGCCATTCTTAAATCATAATAATAAGGGAAGTTTTCTGGTTCTTCTTCAACTCGTCTTAAATCCTGTAAATGTCTAAAAGCCATTAGTTTAATGTCATTACATGTAATAATTTGATTTTCTAATACTTGAACACAATAGTTTAACGCTGGGTCATTTTTATATTTATCAAAAATATCATTATAACAACCATTTTTCTTTTCAATTTGATATTCCTTTAATACATCTGATTTGTTTAAATTAATTGCTCTCATTCTTCATCATCTCCAAAGAGTAAATCTTTTACTGATTGCTTTTTGGTTGGTTCTTCTGATTTAACCTTTTCAAGTATGCTTGCTCTTGCTACTGGAGATAAACCTAACTTATTAGATAAACTTTCAATTTTAGTTGTTGCATTGGTTAGGGTCTGTACTGCTGTATTTTGCTTAAACCCTTGAAAATCCTTGCTCAACACTTCTCCAGTAGTAGGACTTACAACTGTTTTAAATATCTTTGTTTGTATTCCATTTTCCTTAATGCTTTCAAAAGCCTCTCGATATAATTGAATGTTCATGCAAAGTAAAACTAAAATATCTTTATCTGGAGCTTTAACAAACTTCATTTTTTCAAGTTCAGGCATTAATCTGCTCCAAGCATAACCTGCTATTGTTCCTCTAAGTTCTTTAGGTGGTGTTTTGGTAATATCTGATAGTTCCTTACTATTTTCAATTAAATTTTCTGTTCGTTCCCTTTGTTCTTTTCTATCCTTGCTATTTGTTGTTAATTTTGGTGGTCGTGCCATTGTCCTACACCCTTTCTTTTTAAAAATATTGATTTAATAACGTTTATAATCTGTCTAAGTTGCACACCTTTATAACTATTTATCCTTAATTTTGAGCAAAATAAAAAAGCCTCAAAAGCTCTGAATGGCTTTATATAGGCTTTTATATAAGAAAGGAGTGATTTATTATGGTTTTTGTGAGCCCCTTAACACTTTTAAACGGTTTTTACTATATAAAACGTAAGCGAGTTCCCGTTTAGGCGTGCTTTTACCCTAACACTATATGGGGCGGGGCATTTTTTAATAGACACTATATATAGTGTGTATTAAACTTTTTTCTTTTTCTATTTTTATAACGTAATCGAAAAAATGTTTTTTTATCTTTTCACAATGTTATAACGTAATTATTAAAAAAGACATGAAACTTAATTCATGTCTTTGGTGGTATGAAACGTTTAATAAAATTAATTAAAGCTATAAATAAATAAATCATATTATAATAAATAATGTTACGCATTTATAATTAAACCTAATGAAAGTTATCTAGACTTCAAGTCTAGGTGTGCTAGTATCATTATCTTATATCTTATTCTTTTATTTGTTCGTGCGTGCTTGCTATCGCTCGCACTTACTCTAGTTATTACTCTTGTTATGTTCTTTAATCTTATCTTTTATTTATTGGTTAGTGTTCCTTGTTTATAATACATTGTATATAGCTTATTATCTATCTTTACTTGTATTAGTGTTGTTGTTATCTTATCTAATAATACTTTACATTGATACATATTAATCTCTCCACTCATATACTTCCTTATCATTACTGTATATAACTACTCTTATATCCTTATCATTGGTATCTATATCTTTATCATTGAGTAAGTATTGATTGTACTTTATATCATTATCAATTCTTATTAACTTATTCTCTATCCTATTTAATCTATGGTTGATATGATTAGTAACTATACTGATTAAGATTAATATGGTTATTAGTATTCCTATTAATGCTATTGTTATACTCATTACTTCTTTATCCTTTCTTTAATGTATTTAATCCAATTCTCTTTACTTATATGTTTTATTTTGTTTATGCCATTAGGACTATTGATTATCTGTTCTTCAATATCAGTCTTTACTTTATGACACCTATAACATAGAGTCCATAAGTTATTCTCATCAAGTTCCTTACTCTTATCAATACGTCTTGGTACAATATGGTCTATTATCTTCCTGTTATTGATTGGTTCTCCACATACTGAACAAGTATAGTTATCTCTGTTGATTATGTAATTCCTTGTTTGTTTCCATTGCTTGGATTGATAAAAGGTATTAGCCTCTTTGTTCCTATTATGTTGGTTATATAGTTTCATTTTCTTATAGCTTTTTTCTTTTCTTTCTTGTTCTTTCTTTTGTTCTTGTTCTAACTTGTGTTTCGGACAATATCTTTCTGGAAATTGAACTAACTCATTGCATGTTGGATTTTTACATTCTCTATACTTAGCCATTGTTATTACCTCCTATATACAATTAAAAGCCCTAACTTAGTAGGACTAATAATCTTTGTTATTTCAATTTGTTTTCAAGTTCTTCTTTTTTCATTCTCAAATATTCAATCATATAACCTTTTTCTTCTTGATATTCAATCTGTTCCCAATGATTTAATAATGCTACTTGATGAGTTATATAATGGCTCTTTCCTTCACCACATGTTCCAATTAAATCTTCAAATAGCTTTTTATGCTTATCAATAAGTTCAGCTTGTTTTCCTTGAATTTCAAATAAGGTTTTTCCATTATCTTCTACACTAAGAAAAGTATTGATGAAACTAAGTAACTTCTTATCTTTATTACTTAACTCACGATTTAATACTTTATCGAAATCTTTTCTGTGCTTATTACTATAATCACTGATTTGTTTTAACATAATACTTTCATTTACAGTTTTCGCAAATTTGAAATCTTTACCATTTAATATGGCTTCTATGTATGCTTTTTGAGTTTTAGCTCTTGGAAATAATAACCATAGATTAGCTAATACTAAGTCTTTTTGTCGTTCTAAGGGACTTTTTTCTTCTTTTTTTGGTTCTTCTACATTTTCATTTACGGTATATGTAGGAACATAGTTGAATTTAAGACTTTCAATCGTTTCATGCTTTTGGTCTTTTTCTTTCTGGTGGTTACGCAAAATATCTTGGCGACTGTATGTCAATTTATAGAGTAGATATTTACGGTTCTTAACACCATTTTTAGGGTCATATTCTGCTGTATTATTCCATATCTTTTTGAACTGATTTAAGGTCATCTTCTTTAACTTGTCATTACAGAAATAATGTAACAGATCTTGTTCAGCGTCTTTAAGGGAACTATAATTTAGTTCGTTGTATAATCTATGGCTTTGAGTTTTGAAATTTCGTTCATTTTTTACTGCCATTAACATTTCCATATCAAGCATTACCATTAATCATCACTTCCTTTCTTTTCTTTAACCTTTTGAATAATGTAGCTAACTATCGAAACAACTAGAGCAACCCCAAAAGGAGCTATTGCAACTCCTACTGTTGTTTTGATAATTCCTAATAACATTCCTGAAATTGTGAATACTGAACAACCTACTAACACGCCAATTGATTGATTTATTAATTTATCCATATCTAATCACTCCTATTAATTTTTATAAGTTTTCAATTTCTTTTTTAAGTCTGTTTATTTGCCTTTCACAGCCCTTTTTTAATCGTTCATAAATGGCTTTTTCTTCTTCTAAACGCTGTTTCTTTGGCTTTTTCTTCTCTTCTTCATCAAGTTCCCTAAAAATTTCTTCTTCATCAAACATATTGAACACTCCTATCATTTATAATTTAAGATTTCTTTTTATTTTCTATTGATTTGTTACTTTTAAAAGTCTATAATGTTATCTGTTAGATATTAACCATTTTTGTTCCTTTTTCAAAAAAATTAAAAGAAGTTGCTTTTTCTTGTTCTTCATCAGTCAAAAAGCGGAACTTATATCCCTTATAATGTTTCCATGTACCTTCAATTACTTTGTTGCATGCTGAAATAAGTAAGTTTAGGTCTTTCGCTAAGGTTGTTTTGTTTTTATACAAAGTATTGTTGCTTTCGCAATAAATGTAATTACTATTCTTATTGCTGAACATCTGCTTGCCTAAAGAAGGGTTATTAATAAATCTTTCCCTTAAATTGTCTGCTCTGCTGATACATGCTAAATTAGATAACCTGTTATCTTCCTTATTATGGTTAATATGGTGAATAACAAAATCCTCAGGAATACTTCCAACAAATAAACGATACAATAAATTATTAATCGTTGTAGTTGTTCCTTGATAATTGATTGTCATGTAGCCCCAAGCATTCATATGTCCTTTAGTTGTTTTTCCTGTCGTAAGGTTATATGTATATCCTTTGGAGCTTAACAATGTATATTTTCCGATTTGTTTAAAGTATTCTTGGTGGCTCTTTGCCTCTTCTTGAGTTAAGTATTGGTTATCTTTTAGAACGGTAAATAAGTTTCCTTGTTTATCCTTTACTATTTTGTTTCTATCCCAAAAGTTCATTATCATAACATATAAGTCTGTTGCATTTGCTTTCTTTAATTCTTTTACATTTTCCATAATTATCACTCCTATTATAATTTAAGATTGTTTTTTGCCTTACATTAATAGTATAGAATTTCTTTTTACTATTTTTATTTTCTAATTATCTTATAATAATTGAATTATTTAACTCTTCTCTATTAGTATAATATTTTTTATTTGAACAACCCAATAGTGCAATAACTTTTAACCTTTCCATTATTGGATAACCTAATATCGAATAACAGCTTATCTTTAATTGACCTCAGTACCTTTTCAATCGTTTCAATATTTGTATTAAAGTCTTTTGCTATTTTCTCAACTGTTGTTGAATACCAAAGACCACTCTTTTTATGTTTACTCTTCAAGTAAGCTATTATTGCTTTTTCCTGTTTGTTAGGCTTTGCATTAAAATCAAACATATCCATTACCTCCCTGAGTATTTAAGCTAAAAAAATAGCCCTAAAATATTGAACTCAATCAATATTTGAGGCTTTTTTACTATTTAAAATGGAATGTCGTCCATATCAATATCATTAGTTTCTGGTTCATCATCATTAGGAACATACGTATTAATTTTTTTCTTGCTGTCATCCAATAATTTAGTTATTTCAGGGAATTGGCACTTTGTCAAATCATCAAAATAGCGCCTAAATTCCTTCTTTGCATTGTAGAATAACTCATCTTGATTATCAACTTTATTATTTTTCAATTCTTCATTTTCATTTTTTAATTTTTGATTTTCAGCGTGTAATTCATTTATTTTATTAGCCATTTCTTTTACTTGTTTTTCCAAGTCAGAAACCTTTTGTTTATCAGTCTTATTTAGCGAACGCTTTAGGGTTTGCGTGTCAGCGTATATATCAGTTGTCTTATTCGTTGCTACAACGTTATTTAATATCATTGAACCTTTAAAAGAAATCGTAAATGTTCCAATCTTATTAGATTTACTTGAACTTATAGAAACTGAATTAATAATTGTTTCATATTTAGCTTTAAAAATGCTATCAATTTTTTCGATTGCTTCAACAATCTTCCTTTTAGCCTCACTTCTGTTTGATTTGATTGTTGAAGCTAATCCTAAGACTTCTGCTAAGTTATCTAAGTTATAATTAATCAATCCCAATCCTGACTGTCTGCACATTAGAAGATATAATATCTTTTCTACTTTAGTTGTTAATGCAACCAACGTATTTAGGTTAACAGTGGTAAATTCTCCATTTTCAAAGAACTTTCCAATTTCTTTTTCCTTAACATTTTCCAAACGATAATTTAATTGAATTTCAGTTTTTTTCAAATCTGGGTCAAGATAATAAGTATAGATATCAAATGGTAACTCTATTTCACTTTGTAAGTTAGCTAAATTATCAATTAAATTAATACGTCCCTTATAATTAATGTCTTTTTTTAGCTGAGCTTGCTTAAGAATTGCTTTTGCATTAATATTATCTTTTTTTGAGATTAATTGAACTTTTGCAATCTCAGAATTGAGTTCCCCATTGAGTGCTACTAGCATGTTGATTTGGAATGGCTTTAAATCCTTTGCTAAATCAATAATATTGTTATGTACTTTTACTTTTGTTAAATCTTTAATCATAATAATCAACCCTTTCTTTTTTTCTTACATTATTAAATATAGAATTTCTTTTTTCACTCACATTATTATTATAGAATTTCTATCTCATCATCATATTTTTATTATACAATACTATTAAACGAATGTCAAACTTTTACTTTCAGTTAATAAATGAATGTAATTATTTTACTTTCAGTTAATAAAATTAAGGGTTACTTTCGTTTAGCTAAAATATTACTTTCAGTTAGTTAAATTCTTACTTCCAGTTATTTTTTTATTACTTTCGTTTATAAAAATTCTTACTTTTTACAAAAAAACCATGTATATTTTATTATACTAAAATTAACTCTGTCCTTTGTATATCAAGCGTTTCATCAATCATGTAACATATTAACAGTTATTAACAGTATTTAACAATTATTAACAGTTTTTAACTAATGGGGATAAGAATAAATATTTTTATTGGAAGAATAGATTAAATAAAAAAAGAGTATACGGCTTTTTGGAAAGCCTAGCAAAACACTACCTTAGCAGGTAGCGAGCAACTAATGTACTTCGCTACGCTTGTACAATTAGTTTAATAAATTCTCTGAATATTTTGGTAGTTGTACAAAGTAGAGTAAGGATAAAGATAAGGATGAAGGTAGTTCTTCAATTAAAGAAAGAGGTAATAATAGTATGGTGTATCAACTAAGGATAAAGATAGATATTCTATTGTAGGTGTTTCAAAAAAATAAAGAGTAAAGATAAAGTATGGAGATTCAAAAATAATAAAGAATAAGGATTTGTACAAAGATAGAGAAAGGATAAAGATAGGTGTTTCAATTAGAGTAAGGATAATAATAGTATGGTGTGTCAAAAATATATAGATAGAAAGTTGCTATCTAGCAAGTACAATTATTCAGATAGAAATAAAAAGAGTGTGCCGCCTCACTTGCCCCTGTCGCTTTGTCTTTTAATTTCCTATGCACTTTAAACTAATCTAGGTATAATTACCCTAAAACAATAAAAAACGTTTAAAATAGCTTATATGAGCTTTTAAAAGTATATACTAATTTGTTTACTTACTAGGACACTCTAATAATAAGCTCTAAAATCGTTTTAAATACGTCTAAGATAGTTTCCTATGCGTTTTAAACTAATCTAGGTATAAATACCTTAGAATTATAAAAAACGCTTAAAATAGCTTATATAGTGTTTTAAAAATATATGCTCTTTAATTTACCATAAAGGATAAGATAATAATGAGTCCTATAATACCCTTATAAGGCTGTATAATCGTTTCCTATTAGTTTTAGCAATAATTACATATAAATACCTTAAAGAAGATAAAAAGCTATTAAAAACTAAAACATAAAAATAATGTATAACATGTTAGGAATTATATGTATTACATGTATTACTTCTATGTATTACATGTTAGGTATAATAAAAAGTAACTTTTATAAATATGTAATACATGTTAGGTATAGTAAAAAGTAAGAATATTACTTTTAATTAGGGTAATTCTTGTACGCTTTAGGTAATTTTTGTTACACATTATTGCCTATTCTTGTTACACATTATGTAATACATGTATTACTTTCATGTATTACTTGTTAGGGATTCTATGTATTACATGTAATACATTCTATGGTTATTTACCTGTACATTTACTCTTTATTACCTATTCCTGTACACTTTCTTTACCATTCATATACATTTTATTCTTTTCCATATTTGTAAATCCTTTCCTCTTGTTCAAATTGCTTAGCATGTTCTCTTTCAGCTTGTCTTAATTTCTCTTGGTAACCTTCAAGAGCATTAAATGGCATAAAGATAGATGCTCTCTCACTCATTGGCATTGATTTATGTTTTCCTTTAATTTTAAAAAAGTCCATTTTAGCTAATTTATTATAATCATAATCAATCATATTAATTCCTCTTTCTAGAACATGTGTTCGATATAATTATAACAAAAAAGAACAACCTGAGAGAAAGAGAAAAAAAGATTAGTTGTTCTTTTAAATTTTTTATATAAGAGAGAAATAAGAAACAAATTTTCTTACTAGCATAAGTATACCTAAAATTAGATAAAAAATATATAGCTGAAATAAATTTAATAACTTTTTATATCAAATAAAAAAGACCCTAGCAACATGCTAAGGTCTTAGTAAACCATTAAAATTTATCATGGTTAATAATACTAATGGATAAATTCAAAAATAATTATAACAATTAATAAAATAATTCCCAAAATTGTATGATGAATTAATAACCATACTAACAACCATATTAAAGCTCCACCTAGTCCAACTAAGATAACTAATGGAGCAGCGCATACAATAAAGAGAATCAGCATAAATACCAATACTAATAATGCTGTTATTAAACAACCAAGCATTTTATCAACTCCTTATTAATGTATTTCTGGAGTTATAACGCTTGAAAATTAATTTTGAGTAAAAAAAAAAACAACCTTTCTTGGAACAAACAAGAAAGGAGGTATTAAATATGCAAATTTGTAGGTAATCAGCCTACTAATTTGTAAGTAATCAGCTTACAATTTAAATGATTGTCAATGTACCACCTATTGACAACTACTATTAAACAACACACTAATAGCATTGTCAAATATTATTACGAATCTTCTTACAAATATTATTACAAAGTTTCTTACGAATCTTCTTACTCAAATAGATATACAAGATATAGGGTTACACAAATATATAATATCTAGACATTGTATTATTATTTCAGCTTGCTATAATAGTAATTGTCCCTTAATCAAGGACAATTTAAACGATTGGAGATGATTAGATTGCTTCATCATCAGTCTAATCAAGTACCACCTATTAGCACAATTTTTGAGTAGCCCTGAGGAGTAACCCTTTGTAGAAGCTCTTCGGGGCTATCCTTTTACACCTTTATTATAACGATAATATTAAAAAAAAGCACCTACCAATTACTGATAAGTGCTTTGATTATTTATTATTCTGATTCTTATTATCTTGTTCTTTATCTTCACCTAATTTTCTTAATTTTGTACTTATACCACTAAATGCAATTGGAATAATTACCATAAAAATACTTAGATAGTCCTTATTAGTCAATTGTGAACCATTTCCATTAGGTAATAAATTATCAATATCAATGATGGATTTAATATTATAATGACAAAAGCCTATATAGCTTAATGAAATTACAAAATAATCAATAAGTAAACTTAAAACGCAATTTAGAACTAATTTAAATACTTCTGTTATTTTATTTTTAAAGAAAAATTCACAAAAATTAACATAAAGAAGAGCTAAAAAGGTTTCAATAATCAGTACAATTAATCTAAAAATTGCATTACCAGAAATACTTGTTAAAAGTATCGTATATGTTATGAATAGTTCAGCCCAAATAAAAGTTGACCCCCAAAAGTTATTTTTCATCCAATCCCTGTAATTTAATTTGGTCCAAAAGAAAGGACGAAAAATGCGATAAACAATAAAGCTAATTACCCAAAGTACAAGGGTTAATAACAAAATTTTAATAGTAACATTCCCCAAGCCTTATACCTCGCTTAGTATTTAATTATTTTTGATATAAGAATTGTATCACTTTTATAAAAAATAATGTTTTTTAAAATAAATAAAAAGACTAGATAAATTAATACCTAGCCTTAATTACTTATTTTACGATACTTCCTAATAATGAACTCATTTTGTTGTACATGTTGATTTGTTTTTGAGCTTTTCGTACGTCTGTTGGTTTATCAATTAATTTAATTACTTCAGTTGTTCCATCTTTCATGGTTATATAGATTGCAAGGTGTCCTAACATTTGTTTCTTACGCTTTAACAAAGCCCAAAGTAAAATAAAGAACCCAATACCGACAAAACATAAAGCAATAATAACTAACCAACCTAAGCAACCAATACCCTTAATTCCATCATAATCTTTTGTACAAGAGTAACTTTGAATATCATCATAACTGTACTCTCTTTGTTTGTACCATTTGTTAATAATTAATTTTTGAGAGCTACTATCAAACATATAACCCTTATAATACGTTGAATTATTATGCTTACCTTTGTTGTAATCCTTAATAACCTTATTTCTATTTTCTACATATTCATTTAAACTTAACATTTTCAAACACTCCTTAATATCTTAATTTCAGCTATATAACGTTAATTCATTAATTTATTAAATAATTTATGAAACAAACTTTTACTGAAGATTATATGTACCATAACTAACCCTAATAATACCCAAGTTAAGGTACATGCTATTGTACTATTGACTAAGCTAAACATTAATATCCCTACAATAAGGAGTATTTCAACGTCACTACATTTAATCATCTCTGATTACCTCATTTCTATTTAATGTATGTCAACAACATTATTATAGCATATAGATTACTAGTAATCTAGTATATTTATAAAATAAATTAATAAAAAAGAGCTACAAACTGTAACTCTAAATACTATTAATTAACTTGTATCTTTAGTAGCGTTAGCTTTTTTTAGTCTTTTCCCCTAGAAAAAGAGAAAAAAAGAAAAAAAGAATTATGCTTCTTTGTTTGTCTCTGATTACATTTATTCAAATTACAGAATAATCTCAATAAGTGCAACCAGCACTATATTTACAGCTCGCAACCATCCCTAGAGCAACCAGTAACTAGAGTTATTTTTAATGTCCCAACTCATGTAATGGACTAATAGTTACATTGGTAATAGTGATTCCTATTAATTTAATAATATGGTCGTCCACCCAAGTTTTTATAGTAAGTCTCATCTAAAGGTATTTAAACCCTGTTTACTACATCGCCTTTTCTGTTAGGCTACACGTGCTATTTTAATGACAAATTGAGAGGTAGCAACCCTTATAGTGAGTATTAAGCCTTGTCAAAACACTAAAAAAGCCTTATAATACTAATGTTTCTATATGTATGTCAACTTTAGAAACTGTCTCATGTACTGCAATACATGGGGCTTTTTTATTACTCTTTTTGTATTAACTTTTAACAATTCAGATTATAAATTACTAGATACCTAGTTGTCAATAGCAAAATGAATATTTTTTATAATCGTTCTTTTAACAATTCTGCCCCTGTTTTATCACCATAGGTATCTTTATAACCGAGTCTTACTAACTTATCTACTAAATCAACAACAGTCATTTTTTCAGCCATTGCAACTAATTTCAGATTTTCATATAAGGCTTTATCAATTTTTACTTGAGTGCGTGGTGGTTTCTTTTCAGTCAT